CGCAGGCTATGTCTCAACCTTCATCGCAGACAGCACCCAAGTTCAGTCGATCTTGATCGCCTAGTCGAGAGCGGAGCATCCGCTCATGGCTACATATAGCGTTACATTTAAGTATCTGTTAGATGACTACGCCGTACTGCAATCTCTTACCCCCACGGAGATCGCAGTCGGCCAGTCAATAACAGTTGGCTCAGTCGACGCAACTTTTAACGGCACATACATTGTCTACGCTTTACCGCAGTATTTGTTTTTAGGAACAGACACTGAAGGCGATCTGCTTTATGACATAAATGTGCCTATTGCGAATCAGGTGCTTTATGCCAAGACCGCCAGCAATGTCGAGCGCATCGCTGCCACAGGCACAATTACCTATACGCAGACCTGCACTTGGGTCACTGCTGCCCAGCTTGTCACCTACCTTGGCGTACAGATCACAAACCCATCAGACGATTACACGCTCATCACTCAAGCCGTATCTGCTGGCAATGACTTTGCATATCGTCGCCGTCAGGAGGCTGGCTACATCGACAGTCTCACGACCAGTCCGGGTGGGGATGCCACGCTTGGCACACTCATGTACTGCGCTGCCCTCTGGCGCAGCCGTGGCTCGCTTGAGAACACCTTTGCATCCTTTGACGGAATGGGCACAGCGCCTCAGCAGAGCCTCACACCGATCGTTAAACAGTTGCTTGGCATCGACAGGCCTGCCTGCGCCTAATGGCTTACACAGACGCTCTCAACGGGGCTATTGACAGCCTCACGACCACACTCACAGCGGTCACTGGCCTGCGAGTAGTCAACGACCCCACAAAACTTGTGCCGAACTGTGTGTACATTGACGCGCCATCCTTTACGACGATCGCTGGCAATGGCAACATCATCCGCATGGACTTTCCAATCAAGGTCATCGGCTCAGGGCCAGCAGGCCTACCAGTGCTGCGCTCAATCCTTGACATCGTTAGCAAAGTCCTACTCAGTCCAATCATCGTCATGGCAGGCCGTCCCAGCAACCTAGAAATCGGTGGGCAGCTCTTCCCGTGTTACGACCTCGACTGTGGCATACAAGCACAAAGCGCATAAGGAGAAACATGTACACCATCATCAGCCCACGCCTCGGAACCCCGGGCGATCAGTTCATCCCCGAGGACGGTGTCAACATTGACGCACTGCTTGACGGCGGCCTGATATCCACCGACAGCGTAAAGAAATCATCTAAAGTCAAACCAGAACCCAAGGAGCAATAGACATGGCTATCAGCAGCACTTACCTTTCTAACCCAAGCATCACGATCAACTCGGTGGACTTGTCCGATCAGTGCACAAGCGCGGTCATCAACTATGTGTCGGAACAACTTGAAAATACGACATTCTCAAATACATCAAGGTCATTCACATCGGGTCTGTACTCGAACACCGTCACCGTAACTCTTTATCAGAGCTACGCAGCAAGCGAGACTGAAGCCAGCATTTACAGCCTTGTGGGCACAACCACGACGCTTGTCTTAAAGCCAAGTTCATCGGCTGTCGGTGCAGCGAACCCTTCGTACACTTTGACGGGCGCGTTCTTGTCGGCACACACACCGATCAACGCTTCGCTCGGCGAACTGTCCACAATTGACTTGACATTTAGCGGTGGCGTTTTAACTAAAGCCGTCGCATGATCTCGCGGCATCAGCCGCTGAGAATTACAAGTAGCAAGACCGCACAAGCGGAGCCTTGCCCGACAAAGGAGAAACAATGAAAGTCAAACTATCCATTGACCTTGGCGACGGTAAGCCAGCGCGTGAAATGACCACCAACATGCTTGCCATCGTTGACTGGGAACGAACAGAAAACCGTCGATCAGCAGACGGCAAAGGCATCGGCTTCAGCGACATGTGCTGCTGGGCTTACACACTTTGCAAACTTGCTGGAGACAAAGTGCCAGCCAACTGGCGCGAATGGGTTGCCGAAAACCCTGACATGACCATTACACCTATCAACGAGCTAGTTGACGAGACCCCTTTCATCGAGGGACTTGGCGGCGAAGCCTCTGCGAAGTCCTAGCGTTAACAGGCTTCTGGCCAAAGGAGATCGAGTTCACCATGCGAGACCTGAACACCGTCACCTATGTGCTTGAGCAGATGCACCGCAAGAAGTAACCATGCCTGTCTCTCACAGCGTCGAAGTAGTCGGTCTGAAGGAAACGATTAACGCCTTGCGCAAGATTGACCCACAGCTGCAAAAAGACTTTAAGGCTGACGCGACAGCGATCGCACAGCCAGCCATTAACGCTGCGAAGGCTGCATACACGCAGATACCGCTATCGCACATGCGATACAAATGGAATGATCGAGGCCGCAAGGTATTTCCATTTACGGTCTCGGGGGCACAGTCAGGCGTAAAGATGCGCTTTGACACTCGACGCAATGCTGTAGGCGTGATCCTGATAGAGCAAAAGAACCAAGCAGCTGCAATCTTTGAGGGCGCAGGACGCAAGACAACTAATCGCCTAGGTCAATCGCTTGACTTTGTGAGCAGTGAGCGTGGCTTTGCGATGGCGATGCCGGGTAGGACTCGACTAATTGGCCCAGCGGTCTATAAAGCGCGGCGCGGTATTGAGTCTGAGATGGAAAAGATGGTGCTCAAGACCATCAACGAAATACAGAAAGAACTGAACTAATGGCACTGTCTATCCCCATCATTAGCGAGTTTCAAGGCGGCGGCGTTGACAAAGCCATTAAACAGTTTCAGCAGCTCGACGGCGTAGGCGCAAAGACAGGCTTTGCATTAAAGAAAGCTTTTCTGCCTGCCACGGCTGCGCTCGGTGCATTGACCGCTGGCATCGGTCTAGCCACAAAAGCAGCAATGGAAGACGAGGCTGCACAGCTTGAGTTGGCTCGCCAGTTACGCACCACGACACAAGCCACAGATGCCCAAATCAAAGCGGTAGAGCAGTCCATTAGCGCCTTTAGTAAGCAGACCGCAATGGCTGACGATCAGCTGCGCCCAGCGTTGGCAAACCTTGTGCGCGCTACAGGCTCGCTTGAGTTGTCACAAAAGGCAATGTCGGTCACTGCCGATTTGGCTACAGCCAAGAACATTGACATGGAAACTGCCAGCGTGGCGGTATCTAAAGCTCTTGCAGGCCAGACAACTGCGCTTATCAAATTAGACCCATCGCTTAAGGGCGTGATTGACTCGTCCTCGAGCGCTGACGAGATCATGCAGGCGCTTAACAATTCGGTGGGCGGCGCTGCTGAGACCTTCGCCAATAGTGCTGAGGGCGGTCTAAAGAACTTCGGCATCCAAATGGACGAACTGAAGGAGAGCATTGGCGCGGCGTTTATTCCTGTCATGGAGAAACTGCTGCCACTAGTCCTAAACTTCACCACATTCCTTCAAGACAACACCAAGGCACTGCTCATTGTGATTGGCGCTATCGCAGCGATGACAGCAGCCATAGTGACCGCTAACATCGCCATGAAGGCTTACAACGCTTTACAGATCGTCATTACGGCAGCCAACGCTGTGCTAGCAGGATCATTCACCACGGTCTCGCTATCGGCTGGTGTGCTGGCTAAAGGCTTAGGGGTAGTAATGATTACCCTTGCCGCGCTTTACGAGCTGTACCGCGAAGGCCCTCGAGCGATCGCCGAGTTTATGCTGCCGTTTAAGCAGTTTGCTGTTGGCGTGTACAACTCGGTCAAGGTAGTTGCCAACGGTATAAACCAAATTATTAACGCCGCGATCATTGGACTGAACCAACTGATTAACGCGCTCAATGTGATACCGGGTGTCAGCATTGACTTAATACCGCTAGTCCCAATGCTTGATTACACAGCACTGCCAGAACTAGACACGCCAGCTGCTCGAGGCTCAGGCTTCGCGCGTGAAGGCGGCACAGGCTCTATTGGCTCAAGCCCTATGGCAATGATCGAGTCTGCGCTAGTAGCACCAACATCATCTGCTGGCGGTGGCGGTGGTAAAGCCTCAAGCGTCCTAGACCTAAGCAAGAACTATGCAGGCAACATGGGCGGCAACTACGGCATCACAGGCAACGCAGCAGACTTCTCCAGCCTCTTCGATCAGTTCATGGTTGAGCGCGGCACACCGATCACAGTCAATGTCAACGGCGGTCTAGCCACATCAGCAGACATCGGGCGCGCTGTAGTGAACAGCATTAAAGCCATGAACCGAGTGGACGGCCCAGCACAAATACAGGTCGCCTAATGGCTACCACGATCGTCCAGTCAGGGTCTTACGATCTCAAGATTGCTACGGGCTTCCTCATTGACGCGTTTACGCTCGACGACCCAGTGAAGGGCTTGCTGGACTCTACTGAGTTCGTGCTGGACGGTACGACAGAGTTTGCTTCCGTAATTGACGGTGCTACAGGCATTAGCGTGTTCCGTGGACGCAGAGACATAGGCGACCAGTTTACTGCTGGCACAATGAGCTTCGATCTAAACGACACATTCACAGGCGGTATCTTTAACCCGTTCGATACACAGTCACCGTATTACGACACTGCTCAGGCTGTGCCGGGTCTAGCCCCTATGCGCAAGGTCGTGCTCAGCCGTGAAGGCGAGGAACTGTTC